AAAATTCGCACGCATTTAAGCTGATTTTTCAAGGGAACTGATGGGGAACCAGACAGCCGTTCAAAAGGCGGCGCAGGCAAGTCTCGTTGGCAAGCGCAAGCGCAAACTGCCTTGGGAAGCTAAAGGGCTGTCGCGCGTGGAGAAAGTGATCGCTTTTCTCGAGTTTTTACCGATCACCAAGGGCATCAAACTCGGCACCAACCTGAAGCTATTGCCGGGGCAACGGCGGTTCATCGAGCGTGTCTATGGCTCGACCGAGGTTCGCATTGCGGTGCGGTCTGAGCCGCGCGGTAACGGCAAGACCGGGTTGGTAGCTGGGCTGGCGCTGTGTCATTTGCTGGGGCCGGAGGCCGAGGAACGCGGCGAGTGTTATTCGGCGGCTGTCAATCGGCAGCAGTCGGCGCTGATGCATGATGAGATGGCGGCCATCATTGAGGCGGTAGCTGAGTTTGCGGCTGTGACGCGGGTTCGCAGCGGTGGCCAGCGGCGTCACATCGAAGTGACTGGCGGCAAGGGGAAGGGTTCCAAATACGAGGCGCTGTCATCCGATGCGCGGCGCGGTCACGGTCTGGCGCCCAGCTGGTGGGCGTACGACGAGATGGCGCAGACGCGGGACCGCAAACTGTTCGATGCGCTGCGCACCGCAATGGGCAAGCGCAACCGCTGCCTTGGGATCATCCTGTCAACCCAGGCCGAGGATGACGAACATCCGCTGTCGCAGCTGATTGATGATGGCCTCAATGGCATCGACCCGTCGCTGATCATCGATCTGACTGCGGCGCCGAAGGATGCCGACGTATTCGACCCTGACGTGATCCGCGCCTGCAACCCGGCGATGGACGTATTTCTGGACGCCGAAACCCTGTTCAAGGAAGCCGAGCAGGCCAAGCGGCTGCCGTCGGCCGAGAGTTCGTTCCGCAATCTGCGCTGCAACCAGCGCATTGCCACGGCGGCCGATTTGCTCTGTACGCCGACGGTGTGGGCGCAGGGCGATGCTGCGGTTGACGACAACGTGTTTCTCGACGGCCGCCCGGTGTATGCCGGACTGGATCTGTCGGCGCGGCTCGATCTGACGGCGCTGGTGCTGGCGGCCGAGGATGACCAGCAGCGCATTCACATCAAGCCGTTTGCGTGGACGCCGGAAAAAACCCTGATGACGCGGACCCAGCGCGACGGCGCGCCGTATGACGCCTGGCACCGCATCGGCGCCTTGAAGGCAACGCCGGGACTGACAATCGATTACGATTATGTGCTGGCCGACATTGTCGAGGCGACCGCCGGGGTGAACCTGGTGCGAGTGTCGTTCGACCGCTGGAACATCAATGCACTAAAAACCGCGATGGCTCGGCTCGGCATCGTGCTGCCGCTCGAACCGTTCGTGCAGGGTTACAAGAGCTATTCGCCGGCGATCCGTGAATTCGAGGTGGCGGTGACTGAGGCGCGGCTGATCCATGGCGGTCATCCGGTGCTGCGCTGGTGCGTTTCCAACACGGTGCTGTTGCACGCGCCTGGCACGGCGCAGCAGAACCGGATGCCGGAAAAGCGACGGACCTATGGCCGCATCGATTTGTCGGTGGCGATGCTGATGGCGATCGGTGGATTGAAATGCGACGAGGCCGCTCTAGACGTGGCCGCGATGATCGCATGACAGAAAGGCGGACACCATGACGCTCGGCCTGGCCTATTGGGTTCTGATGCTGGTGTGGCTGGTGTTCGGGGTGCTGACGCATCTCGGGATGATCACCGGCTGGGTCGGCATCAATGTGCTGCTGCTGTTCATCCTGTTCCTGCTACTGGGCTGGCAGGTGTTCGGGCCGCCGCTGCGCCGATGATCACAGCCAAACAGCGGCACCAGCTGGAAGTCGCCGACCGCACCCGCGACATCGACGTGATCCGCATCATTGTCGATGACATGCTGGTCGAGCATCCCGAGGTGACGCCGCTCGAAGTCGAAACCGCGCTGCGCGATGCGCGGGCGCAGACCTACCTGATCGTCAACGAAGGCGAAATATCCGTCGTGCTGGGAATGCAGGAATGGCTCGCCGCGCTCGAGCAACACGGCGTTTCGCCATACGAGAACCGCCTCGCCTTGGCGGCACTGTCAGAAGAGGAATGAAACATGGCCGTTAGTTACAATGCCACGCTTAAGACCAATCGAATGCAGTTGATGAGCGATGTGGTGTCGAGCAAGACGTTCACCGCATCGACCGGCACCGCGCAGGTCAGTTCGCTGGTGATCGGCACCTCGGCGCTGTCTGGCGCCACCGGCGTGTTGGTAACCATCCCTCTGCCGGCCACGCCATTCACCATATCGGGCGCGGTCGCCACCTTGGCAGGAACGCCGCTGTCGGCGACCGCATCCGCAACCGGCACCGCGGCACTGGCGGAAATCCGCAACCAGGCGGGCACGGTGGTGGTAACCGGGCTGACGGTCGGCACGTCGGCAACGGATATCATCCTGAACTCGGTGTCGATTACATCGGGCCAGACCGTGACAGTGACCGGTTCGCCGCCCAGCACCATCACGCATTCGCCATAGCGCGCGGATCGGATCGAGTGATCTGAGATGGCGCTCCCGGTAACGATCACCGGCATTTCCACGGCGGTCGCGCCGGTTGGGCCGTTCAAGGCGACCAACGGCAATTACTATTTCTTCGGCCGTGACGGCACCACGGCGACGACGCTACAGGCATATAAGGGGGGAACATCATCAACTCTTGTTATAGATAATGCAGGCACTACTGGTCTTAATTTCGCCGGATCAAGCACCACTACAAAATTAGGACAAACCTTTATTGCGCCGGGGACCGGCACCGTTACGGATGTGTCTATCCACATCCAGAGTAAACTGAATACCCCAACGGATGACCACTGGGTCGAATTGCGGACTGCGGATGGATTTACGGTGCTGGGAACGTCAGCCAGCATAAATGCCGCTTCTATTACAAGCGGAAATTACACATTTACATTCCCGTCGCCGCCCAGTGTTGCGAGCGGCACCGGCTACATGATGGTGTTGAACAGGACAACCGCCAGCGGTGTCCACCTTCTGGTTATTAACCAGACGACTAGTGGAGTATCAACTTATGCTGGCGGTGCAGGTCAAGGCTTTAATGGTACCAGCTGGACTGCTACTACCGGCGACCGCCGGTGGGCATTTACGTTTTCGTTTAGCGATCCGGTATTTTCCTCCATCGCCACCAAGACCGGCTTCACCACCGCGGTCCTCAACATCGCAGGCTATCAGGTCGGCAATATATTCCATCTGGTGGTGCAGGACGGCACGATGTCGTCCAGCGTGGCGACGAAATATTTGTCGTTCGATGCGTCAACCGATACGTTCCTAGCGACGATCGAGACGGTTGCAGCGGCGTCGGTAGTCACGGGGCAAGCGACATCGGGTTGGGGTGCTTCGCTTGTTGTCCGCAGTAACAGCAATGTCGTCATTTTCTATAACGGCCTGAATGTCACTACAGGCGGCACGCTGCGGGCGCGCGTCTATTATCGCGAGCGCACCGGCGTCAACACCTACGGCACGGCAACGCGGGTCGACGCCAATACGGCGATCGACAATACGATGCCGTTTGCGGTGTTGGGTGGCACGGCCAACAACCGGGTGCATTTCGCATGGAATGCAGGCGCAACTGCCGGCTACAGAACATTGTCTGCCGCCAATGCGCTGAATACTGGCGGCTCCAACGCGAGTATGGCCGCGCCGGGTGATGGCGTTAGTTATGACAGGGCCGGCACCACTAAGGTGATATTTACCAGCAACCTGAACGGCAGCCAGGGCACGCTCAGGTTTGACAGTTCCGACAATCCTACACCGACATTCGCAAACCAGAGTATTGCGGACGCCACCATCCCGCACCGGATCGGGACGTTTCCGAACACGGATGACGTCACGATTGTCTATCGCTCGTCGGCTGACAGTGATCTTTATTCGATCAAATCGAGCGACGACGGCGCGACGTTTGGTGCTCCGGCTTCGTTCTTTGTCGGTACGGTTGCCAACGCTGACACCAGCGTGTCGCGCAGTTCAAGTGGAAGCGTATACACACGCGGGTCGGACAGCGTTGTCGGTTATATCGTCAACGACAACGGCACGCTGAAATACAACGAATATGCCCTCGTCAGCTTGCCGGCTGTTACCGGAAACCTGATAGCAACCGAGGCCGCCGACACAGCAGCTTTCACCGGCGATGTGGTTACGGTGGTACCGGTCGACGCCGTGCTGGATGCAACGGAAGCCGCGGATGCATCGTCGCTCAACGCCGCCATAACGTGGCAGGCGCAACTTGCGGCGATTGAAACTGCCGACACCGCCGCCCTGGCCAGCACCGTCACATGGAACGCGGTGTTGCAGGCGACGGAAGCGGCCGACGCTGCCGCCTTTGCCGCAGCATCGCGGTGGGATGCCAGGCTAATCGCCACCGAGGCCGCGGACAGTGCGGTATTCAGCGCCACGATATTCGTTACCGTCACCGCCGAACTGGCCGCCACCGAGGCCAGGGACACTGCAGCGTTCACTGCCGCAACGCGAACCGATGCCGCGCTTAACGCTGTGGAAGCTGCCGACACCGCTGCACTGAATGCCAGCGCGGCATGGTCCGCGCGGCTGGCAGCAATCGAAGCCGGCGATCTTGCGACATTCGATGCCAACCTGACCTGGCGGGCGAACCTGGCCGCCATCGAGGCGGCGGACACTTCTGCGCTCAATGCGGCAACGGCCTGGTCCGCGCGGCTGGCTGCCACAGAAGCCGCGGATCTTGCGGCACTCGATGCCGATATCATCGCCAGCGGCTCGCTGGTGGCAACGGAAACCGCCGACATTGCGGCATTCACCGGCGGCATTTACGCCACCGGCAGATTGCTTGCAACGGAAGCCGCTGACACCTCGGCCATTGTCGGCCAGATCATCGGCGCCGGCCAGACCGCCTGGCTAACGGCGATCGAGGCATCAGACGCCGCGGCGCTTAACGCCGCAGTAAGCGGCATCGTCGCTGCCATCAGCGCCAACGAGGCGGCGGACCTGTCGGCGCTCAACGGCTCGACAGCGTGGGCCGCCAGGCTGGCCGCGATTGAAGTTGCCGATGCCGCATCCCTCAATGCCGCTACAGCCTGGTCCGCGCGGCTGGCTGGCACCGAGGCTGCGGACGCAGCCGCCCTGGCGGGTTTGGCAACCCACGCCGCCGCACTGGTCGCGACCGAGGCTGCCGACAGCGCCGCGATCTACGCCGGCAATGGATGGTTCGCCAACCTGGCTGCCATCGAAGCAGCAGACACGGCGGCACTCAACGCGACGATCCGGCTGGAAGCCAGGCTGGCCGCGATTGAAACCGCGGACAGCGCCGCGATCAATGCCGGCATCTATGCCACCGGCAGGTTGCTGGCGAGCGAGGCGGCGGACGCAGCGGCGATGGCGGCGACGACCGCCTGGAATTCCACGCTCGCCGCCATCGAAGCTGCCGATACCGCCGCCATTACCGCGACGACGCGGATGGAAGCGCGGCTGGCCGCCATCGAGGCCGCAGATACGGCGGCGCTCAACGGCCGGCTCGGCATCGTCACGCGGCTGGCGGCACTCGAAGCCGCCGACAGCGCCGCACTCAACGCCAGCGTCACCAATGTCATTCTTGGCAGGCTGGCGGCCACCGAGGCATCCGACCGGTCGGCCATCATCGCCTATGTGCCAACCGCCGGCAAAGTCTACGACACCTATACCATCGTCGCGCACCGCAAGCCGGCAACCAACATCATTGCCGCCGACGTGCCGATGGATCTGATCGCGCAGCAGGCCGCATCCGCCTCGCGCATTGCCAGAAAGACGCCGAACCAGAACCGGGACGCTCGAAAATGACCGTTCATTCCGACCAATACTGGACCGCCGGGGATGACTGGCTGATCAACGCCACGCTGATCGACGAGAACGGCGAACCATATGATTTGACCGGAACCCCGGTGATCAAATGGGCGCTGGTCAACGCCAACGGGGTGACGGCACTCGATCAGGACGACGCCACGATCTTCATCGTCGACGCGCTCGGCGGCCGATGCTCGATACAGGTATCGGCGGCAAAAACCTCGCCGCTGCCGGGCGGCAATTATCTGGATAGCATCCGCCTGGTGTTCAACGGCACCACGTCGACTCTGTCCTATGGCAACATTTTCGTCGCTGCCGACCCGTGGGCTGTGGCCACGGCAACAGCCAGCCAGCTTAAACTGGTTTCGTAAGGAAATAAAATGGCAAAGGCCAACATCATCACAATCCCGGTAACGATCGCCGCGAGAACCGCGGTGTCGGAGGTTGTCGATCTTACGGCTGGTAACGTCGTCGGAATTATCCTGCCGACCGATAACTGGGCCGATGCGGCTGTTACGGTGATCGGCTCGCCCGACGGCGTTAATTTTTACGATATTTACGACGGCCCAGATTGTAAGGAACTGATTTTCAACGTCAGGCCCGGCGTGATGGTCGCCGTTGATTTCAATCGTTTGCGCTGCTGCAAGAAACTAATGCTTCGCTCGGGCACCCGCGAAGATCCATTCAATCAGCCGAAGACCTGCGACTTCTACGTCGTGATAGAAACCGGCCTCGCCGTCGTTCAGGAGCAATGATATGCGCTACGCTGTAAAATCGGCACCTCCTCCTGGTGGTGTTCCGAATGAGTTTGTCATGTCTGATGGTTCGATCGACCGCATGGGCGACGTGATCGATCCCAAGGGCTGGCAGCTCGAGCATTTCAAGAGCCACCCGATTGCGCTGTTCAACCATGACACCGACCAGGTCATCGGCAAGTGGGCCAACGTCCGCGTTGAAGGCGGGCAACTGCGCGGCGAACTTGAACTGGCCGAGGCCGGTACTTCGCCGCTGGTCGACACCATCCGCGCGCTGGTGCGCCAGAACATCCTGCGCGCGGTGTCGGTCGGGTTTCGCCCGGTCGAGAAAGCACCGCTGAACGATACCTCCGACAAATACTATGGCCCGTTCCGGTTCATGAAATCCGAACTGCTCGAGACGAGCCTGGTTTCCGTTCCAGCGAACCCGCGCGCTCTCTCTACCGCAAAATCGCTCGGCCTATCGAGCGACGTCGTGGCCGAAATCTTCTGCAAGCCTGCAATGGAAGATCACAGCCGCATCACTGGCAAGCCTGCCAAATACCTCGCGCCACAAGGCACGAATAAAATGAAACCGCTTTCAGAGCGCATCGAGAATGCGCAAATCGAATACAATGCCAACCAGGATCGCCTTCAGGAACTCGCCAATATGGAAGATCTCGATGAAGCCGCACAGGCTGAAATCGAGGAACGATCGCTTAACCGCGAGACCATCCACAAGCAGATCGACACGCTGAAGAAATTAGAAACCGGACTTGCCACGCAGCGGGCAACCTCCGAACAACAGAGAATGCAGGCGCCGGCCATCATCCGCACGCCGCAGGCCGCACGCAAGCTCGAACCGCGCGATCATATCTATCGCGCTTTGACGGCACATTTCATCGCCAAGATGCAGCAAAAGACCATCGATGAGGTGCTGCGGGAACGCTATCCCGGCGACGAAGGAACCGGCATCGTCCTGCGCGCCAACATGGCACCGGCGATGACAACGGTGGCAACGTGGGCGAACGAACTGGTCGGTACCGCAGTTACCGATTTTCTTAACCAGCTTCCGACCAATACGATCTATCCGAAGCTGGCCGCCAAGGGGATCAAGTTCAACTTCGGCCGCAATGGCATCATCAAGATCCCTGGCCGCTCGGCAACACCGAGCATCAACGGATCGTTCGTTGGTGAAGGCGAACCGATCCCGGTGCGCAAGCTCGGGCTGACGGCAATCCCGCTGACGCCGAAGAAGATGGCGGTCATCTCCGAGTTCACCCGCGAGATGGCGCTGCACTCTACTCCGGCCATCGAAAGCGTGATCCGCCAGGCCATCAACGAGGATACCGCGATTGCAATCGACAACGTGCTGATCGACGCCACGATTGCCGATGCCATCCGGCCCGCCGGGCTGCGCTGGAATGTCAGCGGCCTGACGCCATCGGCTGCCGCTACCGCGTTCGACAAGATGATCGCGGACGTGACAGCATTGATTGCGCCTATTGCCGCAGCGCGCGGCGGTAGCGATCTTGTCTTGCTGATGAACACGGCGCAGTCGCTAAGGATGTCGTGGGTGGTAACGCCGAACGGCGAGTTCGTATTCTCGGATGTTGCCAACGGCGCACTGCGTAACCTGACGGTTATCACCTCGACCACCGTGCCGGCCGGCATGCTGATCATGGTGGATGCCGCCGAGTTCGCCAGCGTGACCGGCGATGCGCCGGAATTCGATGTCAGCGACGTGGCAACGATCCATGAAAGCGACACGCCGCTGCCGATCGTCGGCGGCATCGTGCAGCCGCCTGTAATCGGCTCTATCGCAGCACCGGTTCGGTCGCTGTGGCAGACCGCCAGCATCGGCGTCCGCATGATGGTGGATATGAACTGGACCATGCGCCGCACCAACATGGTTTCGTGGATGACGGGGGTTACTTGGTGAGACTGGTAACCATGCCGGTCTTGTAATAGGGTGTCCCTCCGTTAACCTGGAGGGACACTCAATGCCTGCCCGTTCTCATGGAATGTCTAGGACGCCGACCTATGCTACCTGGACCGATATGCGGAAGCGTTGCGAAAACCAAAATAGCAAATCTTATCCCGACTATGGCGGCCGCGGGATCAAGGTTTGCCAACGATGGAAAAGTTTTGAAAACTTCTTTGCCGATATGGGGAAACGGCCGAGCAGGAAACACGAAATCACCCGCAGCGACAATGACGGGAATTACGAGCCTAGCAACTGCCAGTGGAGTGCCGATGGCAGAAAGCAAAACATCAATCGTCGCGCTATGGGGCGGACGAGCAAGTATCGCGGCGTCGATCTTTGGGCTGGTCAGAAATGGCGAGCGCGTTTCAATGTCAAAAACAAAGGGGCGCGTCATCTTGGATTATTTGACACCGAAGAGGATGCGGCCCGTGCCTACGACGCGGTCGCGCGTTTAAAGCAGGGGTTCATTCTGAACTTCCCAACTGAGGAATTATGATCATGGCAGACGACAACCACGAACAACCCGAACTCCCGACGCCGTCCCGTGGCGCCAATATCCCGGCGGCAGCAATGATGCAGCAACGCGGCCCGCGCGCCGCCGGCGAGGATGACGCCAGCGCCGAGGCCAACGCCAAGGTCGCCGCCGATACCGCCGCCAGTGTTTCGCGACCGATCCCTTACGAACAATTGGTGTCGCAGCCGACATCCGGGCCGCTGGTCAATGGCCGCGCGATGTGGATCATCGTCGGTCCCTATCGCAACACCGTGCTGGTCATGCCCGAAGCCGAGGCGGAAGATGCCAAGGACAGCCATTGGGCCGTCAACATGAGCGACATGCCGTCGTCTTTCGACGCCGCCAATAACCCGTTCATCGATCACGACCACGAACTGACCGACGAGGATCGTGCCTATGCGGTCGAGGCCGCCAATGCTTGGGCGCAGGCGCAGTGGGATCCGGAAGAACCTGAAGAACCGGCACCGGAAGGCGAAGCCGACGAGGCGCGGACCGAACGCGAAAAGCGCAATGCTGATCGGCAGAAACGCAATTCCGACCGCCAGGCGCAGCGCAAGCCGCAACGGCAGAACGAAACCGACGAACAGCGGCAGGCGCGCCAGCAACGCAATGCCGAACACAACGAGCGGCAGATGCGGCCAGATAGCGCCGGCGGCAACTATGCCACCCGCGGGCCGGGTCGCCAAGCAAGACCGGACCAGCCGAAGCGATGAGCCTGCTAACGCGGATCGCAAGCACATTCCGCAGCAAGGCTGCGGAGGGTGCCTACCGCGACGGGCCGTGGCTGACCATGGACGGCTGGCTTCCGTCCTCAGTCGGCAAGTACATGAACTTTTGGCAAATGGGATACGACCCGCAGGGCGGCGCCACCTCGGCCATGGTGGAAGCCTGTGTGTCGGCCTATGCGCAGACCATCGCGATGTGCCCCGGTAGCCATTGGCGCGAACATGACAATGGCGGCCGCGAGCGGGTGACCACCTCGGCGCTGTCGCGCATCCTGCGAAGCCCGAACGACTACCAGACTATTAGCGACTTCCTGCTCAACGCGGTGCGCTCGCTGTACCTCAACGGCAACGCCTACGCGCTGGCGCTGCGCAACGACCGTTTTGAAATCGCATCGCTGCATTTGATGCATCCGGATATGTCCCGTCCGCAGGTGATCGGCGGCGAAATCTATTATGCGCTCGGCGGAAACGATGTCATCGACGGCCGGATCGAGGCGCTGCAACTGGAAGAACTGAGCTATGTGCCGGCGCGCGACGTGCTGCATATCCGATTGCATACGCCGCGCCATGTCCTGATCGGCGACACCCCGCTGACCGCGGCGGCACTGGCGGTCGGCGCCGGCAACGCCATGATGGCGCAGTCAATCGCGTTCTATGGCAACCAGTCGAGGCCGTCCGGCGTGCTGCAGACCGACATGACGCTGACGCCGGCCCAGGTCGGCGAACTGCGGTCGCGCTGGGACGAGCAGGCCAAGGGTCTGGCCGCCGGCGGCACCCCGATCCTGACATCGGGGCTGAAATTCTCGCCGATCTCAGTCAGC